GAGATTCTGCTTGGACTTCGCCGTTGACGGGCAATTCCGCATCACCTTGTCTGCCATCTTCTTGGTTTTTGCTGGTTTCATATACATTGTTGTCACCTCCTTTTGTTTTGTATTTTTCCTTTAGGAAAGAGTCAATTTCATTGAGGTTGTATCCATTTTCTCGTGCGTCCTTAAATCCTTGATCAAGGGATGCGAGATGGGAAAGAATATCTTCATCGCTTACTTTAGCCTCACGAGCTTTTGCAACACTCGTAGAGAACTCATTATAGTCAAAAGGCATGGCATTTGATCTTATAAAATTGAGCAAATGTCAATTACTCAGTATACTCTGGAATTTGCCTCTTGTTATTAACGATAACTTCTGGCATTGGTGCTTCTGAATCTGGAGTAGGTGCGGAAGTGCTTTCAGAAGGTTTACGCTGTGTGTCAGAGGCTGAAGTAAATGGTGCGGCTTTAGACTCGCCAGCGGACTGCATGATCTCATCGGCAGGAGTTCCCATTGACTCAGACTTGGGCGTGTATCCAGAAGGAGCCGTGGCTTCCTTAGATGATCCCATATTCAGGGGGAGATCACCCGTAACTTCCACATTCATTCCCTGTTTGGGAGCCACTCCAAACCCTCCAATCTGGGAAAGATCCAGCTTCTTGGCTGGTGCTTGTTCCATAGGTTCACTCATGCTTTGCGGCCCGAACTCAGTTTTAACACCAAGTTGCTCCATTGATGCCTGTCCCTTTCCAAGGATGCGTTGCGTGGAGGCGTTAAACTCCTCGTGCATTGACTTTTCCATAGGTGTAGACTTGAATCCCTTCTTGGTAGCATCGGTGTATTGCACCATATCTCCATTAGGATCTGGCTTAAATTTGTTAGTTTCAGGATCAACAAATCCTGTTTTTGCAGTTACACCCTTGGGATTAGGAACATTCAGCTTTGCCTGAGCATAGGTGAAAGGAAGCCCACCGCTAACAGCAGTCCAATCAGATTGCAATGCACGGGTTTCTTCAATTCTTTCCTTCGGAGTGCGAACACGCATTGCCTCCTCACGCTGTGCATCCAACTTGGACTGCTGAATCACGCTGTCAAAGTGCTTGTCCCAGATGGGAACACCATCTTCGTCCTGTTTAAGGATGTTGGGATCTCTAGGATCTCCCTTAATCTTGTTCTCCTCAAAAGTTTTAGACCAAAAATTAGCAACATCTTTGTGCTGTTTATCCAAATCTTTAACTTGTGCAACAATACCACCATTGTCTTTGTTGGCAACAATACGCAAGAAGTCAGGGTCTTTATAAAGAGCCTTCCTCTGCTCGTCATACTTCATGGAAGCTGGGTCAAGATTGTTTGAAATATAGAGCGACATAGCGGCCCTATCATTCTCTTTCTGCTCCTTTTGAGCGTCCTGATCTGCCTTGATCCTCTCACGCTCCATGCCAATGGTTTCCATACGCAACTGATGTTGCTCCATTGCAATTTGATGTTCTTCCATGCGTTGCTGATGCTGTTGCATCTGCTGTTCCCTTTGCAACTGCATTGCCAGCTTGAAAAGCTCTAGTTTTTCAGTAAATTGTTGCTTCTCTTCCTTGCGAGTACCAGTTTCCTCAAGAAGGGCTTGAGCATAGGGAGACATACCTCCCCCTGCTCCTGCGGTGCGAGTAACAAATGATCGTGCTGAATCTTCTTGAGCCATATTAAATTACTCCGTATTTCTTTTTGATGGCCTGTATGTCTTTTTGCTCTGCGGCTTTCCACTTGCGTTGATCGCTAGAAGATAGTTTAGCACCAGCAAAAGGATCTTTCCCTGCGAAATCCTCTGGAGAAAACACATCACTCTTGCCAATCATAGGAGATCCACCAGCCATAGTCACTTGCTTGCGGCGTTCAATCTCAGCGGCATTTGGATTAAATGAAGCGGATGGCATTTCCTTGCTCCTATCAATTCCAGTAAATGTGCCAGCAATACCGGGTCGCAGACCAAATCCCTGCTCAGGTTTGTCCTGAATAAGCTCTCCACTCAACCCCCTATGCTCTTGAGGGGTAACATCAACAACTCGATAAGGAGTTCCAGCGGCACTCAGTTTCCACTTGGCTCCCTTATCATCAATCTGCTTCCCCCTGCCACCAAGAAGATCAACAAGGGAAGAATAAAGATCCATAAGGCCACCAGATTCTTTGGCTCCAGCTTGATTGGCATTCTTAGCTGAATCAGCCTGAAAAGCATCCTCAGAGGAAAACCCAACTGGCTTATTCAAATAATCCTGCATTGAACCAGTTCCAGAAGCCACATTTTGAAATGATGGCGTGTAGGATTGACCCAAATCGAAAGACGATAGCTTTGCCATGTTTTGTGCAAATGGCGTGTAGGCTAGTGGATTGTTAGATCCCTGTGGAAATAAATTATCTTCTCCCATATTAGATTAAGTTTTGAATTGCTCCGGGGGCAAATGCCTTGGTTTGAATATCAACTTGTGCCTGTTCTCCATCCTCGTAATTCATGGTTTCATCATTCAGACATTTATAAGCCAAATCCCAATACACATTAGCTCTCTCAAGCTCATTCACATTCTCGTAGTTATAAGCCTGAACTCCATAACGATAGGCATTCCGATTAGATGGGATGAGAAGATCGTTGTCTCCAGATAACGGCACATACCCACGCCTGACCAAACAATACATGGTGCGATTTTCAGGCACCCTTCCCACCACCCTATACCTTTGCGTGTCGGCAGTAGCACCAGATGGCAAAGCACTTGCTGGAGTTTGTCCCATGCGGATCACTTGAGTGTCCCCCACATAGGAGGCTGGCATATAACCAATCCCTGCGTCATTCCAAGGATACCAATCACTCATCACATCCACAATATCACCAGTAATATAGGTGCTATCAATAGCCATCACCTTCAACACGCTCTCAATTCCAGCAACAGTATCGAAGTAGTAGTTCCCACTCCCATCAACAGAAGTGGTGAAGGAATGAATGAACCGATTCCCCTTCCATTGCCCAGAGGAAATAAACCTCTCATTGACAAAATTAATGGCACTAGCAACTACTGGGTCAGAAGCCCCTTGGCTCGTAACATACGGAGCCAGAAGAGTTTTAGCCTGTGCGAAAGAAAGGGAAGCCATAATCAGTTACTTAACTAACAATCACCATCAGTTAAGTCAACTCTAATCATCGTCATCTTCCATCTCACATTCAATAGTTGGATCATCAAACTCCCCATTAGACCAAGCCTCAATCATCCCAGTCACGGCAAACTTATTTCCAAACTGCGTCCCATGATAAGAAGTTCCTCCTTTCTCACACTCCCTAGAAAGCATAATCACCCCCACATCAAAATGCTCGGAAGCAATAGCCCTTATCTTATTGATGGCCTCATCAATACGCTCAAACTCTCCGTCATCTTCTGGGTATGGCTGGGCGGTGAGCATCCCTGCTTTTTAATACACAAGCCTTTAATCCGCAAGGATTCTCTCAATCTCCTGCCTCTTATCGTCGGTTAGACCATCCCAACTCCTATACTGCTTGCAAAAGGAAGGCCAATCCTTTGGTTCCATCCAAGCAAACGCATCCCTATGATACCGATATGCCCATTGCCCCATCGTGTTGAACTCTGAAAATTCATGCCCCAGTTGATTGCAAATCCAATCATCCACGCTCATCCCATGATTTGTAGCCATGAAAGCCCTAAACTCCCGATACAGCCACCGAGGGAAAACAATCGGTAAACGCCTCATATACTCGTAACTATCCCTCCACCCCAACGATCTAGCCGATATATCCATCCAAGGCGATACACAGCCATCCTCACGCAAATAAACAGGCTTCCCATCCAAGAACAGATCCATAGGACTCACATCCTTCGCCAAAATACAATCCGAGTCCATGTGCATCACATACTCGTTCTTACAGAACTCGTCGGCATGGAGCTTGGTAATCTGCTGATCCATATACCCATCTTTGGCCTTCGGCTCAATAAGATGCACCTCCCCATCAACCTTTGGCAATAACCCAATATCAGAGGCAGGAATAGCAATGTGAACCTTCCCAAATCCATGAGCATACTTCTCAACCGATCTCAAAGACAATTCCAACCAGTTAAAGTCTTGAGAATAGGATCGGTAAAAGATGTCTACATTCATTTCGCAACGCAAAGGATGTCATACTGCATCCCTCCCTCATCTGGATATGGCTCAAATTCATACCCCATTCCATGCAAAACATCAAATATCTGGGCGGGAACAACACCCTGCCTCTTTAATGCCCCAACATTAATCTCTATCCACATGATCGGCCTGTGAGCCTCAATCGTCTTCTTTGCTCCCAACAACGCCCTCAATTCCATCCCCTCCACATCCATCTTTATAAAATTCAACCTTTGAAATGGCATGGAATCCAATGCCACCACATTAATCGACTGCCCACCATCGCCCACATGAGACGCACCAGCATTCACATCAATAGCCATCTTCAACTCCCCACTCCTGTCACTTAACCCAAGATTCAATGCCATAGCCTCTGGGCAGTTGTGAACCAAGCACTCATAAGCCGCTGGATTAGGCTCGAAAGCAATCACCCTTCCAGTCTTACCAACGGCCTTGGTATAGGCAATAGTATGATCTCCTATAAATGCCCCTGCATCAACCACCACATCACCATCCTTGATATACCTCAAAATAAGGGGAAGTGCATTCTGGTCGTGATCCAACCTACCCTCCTCTTCCACCCATCTTGAAATATGGGAATCACCATCCAATACAGCTATTCCATTAGAAAGAATTTTCACGGCTTGACATTGCCACAACTAACTCCATCATGGCAAGTAATCAATAACGGATTCTTCTAGCCCTCCCATGATTTCTATTTGATTTTCTTTTAGAAAAGTAAACCTCATCAACTCTTGTTTGAGGGTAAGTCTCATTTTAGCATCCCCCTTTTAACCACACCATCAACCCTCCTCCTTTGCCTTACTAATCCTTTATGGCCTTTTGCCATCCTCCAATAAGAACACCAATCAACCCACCAAGGGTCATCCCCCCTATACCCCCAGCATACCAAAGCATTGTTGTCAGGATGGATGTCTCCATTCTTAAATCTACGCTTGCCCTCCAAGGCTCCACGATCTAAATTATCACCAGCTTCGCTCATAGGTTGTTATGGGTTGAGGTTAGGGGCGGGAGAGAACACCACATTCTCTCTCGCCTTGTTATTTATACCACTTGACTTCCATTGTAGCAAGTGCTATCAGTAATCCCTTCCCCAATGGGAAGTCTGTTCAACGACAGGATGTCTCTGACTCCCCTGCAAATCGTTATACCTCGTGGATGGTCGCCCAGCCATGCCTTAATCTTTGTCATACGCAATGCTTGCATACTACCTCCATATAGAGGCAAGTGCAACGACCTGAAGGAAATAGCGAGGGGTCGAAGTTGCGAATGCTCTCTTGGAACCGCTTTGATTTAAGACACCAAAGCCCCAAGGGGCATGCTTTGTCTTCCCTCGGAGAGCGTTATTCATTACCCTTCTTATTAAAGATAATCACCATTTCCTTTAATAACACATTTTCTTATTAAAGCATTCCTTCATCATGTCGATAAAACACAAATTTCTATACATATCCAACACAACCTGTCTAAATCATCGACATATCTTTACACAACCATGCTCCACCAAAACGACTCCCTCTCATTCAACTCATTCAAAGACGCTACCAAACTAGCGGCATCAGGCGAAGAATACTCTCATCTCATCTCCCTAATGAACCCAGACCACGCCCTTCGCCTCAAACTCTTCGTCCAAGAACTCCCTTGGAGCGTAGCAAACAAGACGATCTATGGAAAAGCACATTGGAAAGAACAATCCGAAGCTCGTCAAAAGAAACGCAAATGAAACACCACATCAAAATAATTTTAGCCTTCACTCTAATAAATACCTTCTTATTGTTGGCTATAGCCTACAGAATGTGGAGTTAGCTCTCAAAAGCTCGCTGTCGCATCTTTAGACGCTCACAAACAAAGCGAGTGTCACTTCTTTAGAAGCAGAACAAAGTTCTGTCACTCTGGGATTTTGTGAAAAAATTGTGGAGGGGTTTTCGCGTGAGAGCGTCCGCAAACTTTGTAAGACAAGGGGTGGTGTGCGTCCTACCTTGTCACGGAAAAATAGATTCCTTAAATGTGTGGCGGTGTAAGACAAGGCGAGACAGCAAGAGACAGACGCTGAGCGAAGCGAAGCGGGTGCGTAAGACAACCTACTACCTCACCACACTCGCCTCATGCACCCGATCATGTGAGACAACATGAGACCCTGAAGGCGATACCATCGCCAACGCCTCAACTCCAAGCTGTAAGACATTGAGCGACAGCGTGGGCTTATCAGCGTCACTACCAATCCCAAAGATTGTCTTACCAGCGTTCGCAAGGTCTACCATCTTCCTACTCGCCTCCAACGCCGAGAGGTTGTCTAACTCTGTAAGACTTGATGCCGCCTTAGTTAACCCGATCGCCATTGAAGAGTGAAACGACTTCTTATTTTCTTCCATACTCACCGACAAAGCATCGGAAGTGTGACAAATTGTTACAGCGTCACGATGTCCATTCTCTCTTTTCATCTCCTGAATTGCCTTCGCCTTGTTAACTAGTTTCTGAGCGTTGGTGGAGGTTGGCCATTCATCTCGTTTTGCCCATTGCCTGATGGTGGCGGGTTTGATTCCGTGGATGCGAGCTGTCTCTGTAAGACATCCTGTTGCTAGGTATGTTGCCTTGATTTCGTTTCTGTCGACGGCGAGTGGTGAAGGCATGGTAAGACAACGATTTCAGAATGTGTGACAGATAGTCCCTACTAGGTTTTCTCTGTAGAGTCAAGATGAAAACATTGTCTTACTGAAAGTATTTTTCTTTTTTTTCTTGGGAAAATAGTGGGGTCTGCCATTCTTAATCCGTGACCAACACCAACACCACACACACCATGAACACCACACACCAAACCACAAAAAGCGGAATGCATAAAACAGGAAGCAAAATCAATCAAGAGGGCCGTGACCTTGTTGCCAAATGGATCAGGCAGGATCGTAGAGATGGATACAAGGTAAAAGCATTTTTAGGGGGACAATATATCCCGAACGGATTCCGATACCTTGCCGCCCGTTTTTTCACAACTTCCCCCATCATAAAGGGTCGTCGATAACCAAAAAAAACATGATACAAGCACACTACAAATCGAAGAAAGCATTGAAGGAGAGCGTGGGCCAGTCTCTCCGGTACAACGAGACATCCATGTTCGGTATTGAATACAAGAGCCACGGCACATTTTGCGTTGCCGACTACTCGCCGACTCGCAAGTAATTTGCTCAGGTGACAATGGAAAACGACAAGATCAAGAAGGTATCCTGATATGTTCAACATCTTCGCCATATATTTTATCCTAGCCTTTGCCCTCCTGATCAGTCGGGAGGGCAATTAAACAACACCACACCAACCCAACGCTATGATCGCAATAATCGAAACATTCCTGAACGGAAATATAAGTGACGCACAAAAGAGGGCAAAAAACCGCTCTTTCATGAAGTTAGTTGAAGCGGCAAGAGATATAGGCTTTGAACCACTTAACGCTTGGAACATTGCCGCCACAATCAAAGGCTGGCAGACATGGGAAGAATACTGCCGACACGATCACGCTAGTAACTAAAAACCACCACCACCAACAACAACAACAACAACAAAAAACATGACAACAAAACTACTCAGTATCGACACCAACGCAAAAACGATTAAGGGACAAGGGAAAGGATACCTGACGGGGATTTTATATCTCGCACCCTCCAATGAGTCGGGAGTGGTGAACACTTGCGGATATGCTTCACAAGGTTGCCGTGCCGCTTGCCTATTTACTGCCGGAAGGGGAAGATTTGACAATGTCAGGAAAGCGAGAGTCAGGAAAACGATGGAATTCCACCAGAATAAAGGGGAATTTATGGATCAACTCGTTAAAGATATTCATGCCCTGATCAAGAAGGCTAACAAGTTAGGTTTGAAGCCTTGCGTGAGATTAAATGGGACAAGTGACATCTCGTGGGAACAGATACCAGTAGGAAGAGCTTCAAATATCTTTGAACTATTCGAGTCCATCCCTTTCTACGATTATACAAAGAATTTCAAGAAATTAGTGAGACTGAAGGAAAATCCCATCAGTAACTACAGCCTGACTTTCTCACGCTCTGAGAGCAACGAGGAACAGGCCAAGCTCGCCCTTGCCCTTGGTTTTAATGTGGCGAGCGTGTTCAGGGTGGTTCCCCCTTCATCATATGATCGCCCGGTGATTAATTGGGACGAGAGTGACCTTCGCTTTCTCGATCCTAAGGGAGTAGTGGTGGGATTGAAGGCCAAGGGAGACGCTAAAAAAGACAAGTCAGGATTTGTTCTATGAGTGACGACATTCTCGATGCCCTGAAGTTTTGCCTTATCGCTTTGCTTTATTCAATCCCTGCCCTCTTTATTGGTTCCGTGATCATCACGGCCATAAAAGACACCAGAAAATAAGTAACACAACCAAAGCCCCCGTTGCCTATATGGTGACGGGGGCTTTTCCTTGCCCTGATTCTTGCCCTCTTAAATGCCGCCAGAATCGCTTTGATTCTTTCCCCTTAGCCTTTCCCCTCCTGAATTGCCGACGATTTAAAATCGACCCTCGTGCGTGTAAGACGATTGCTTGCAATTACTCACAATTACTTGCAATGCATTTTGTAGGACAATTACTTGCATTTACTTACTATGTGGTTTGTAAGACCATTACTTACAATCACTTACCTACGATTTTTTGTTGGCTTTTTCTCAAACCCGCCTTTTCGTCGGGCATTTTTCGTCGGGCAATTTTCGCTATCGTCGGGCAGTTTTAGCCATTTGATCTTCTGGTAGTTGTCTAGGAATGCCTTGGAGTTGCAGGATCGTGGCGTGTCCCCCTTGCCAGCCTGTCCGTATAGGTTGCTCATAGCCTGAGCATCCTTTCTGCCTGATCTCTCAGCACTTGTAGCTTATGAGAACCACCAGAGGTATTGATCTCACCAATGATCAGGTTCAGGATTGCCCTGAGACTACTGGTGGTAGTCTCAAGGTCATATCTCTGTGATTCCATCCACGCCAGTTGCTTCTTGAGGGAAGCAATACGGAACATGGGATCAGGTTCCTGCTGGCTTGTCTCCATTTTTAAAAAGGGTGGAAGGGTTGAATTGATTTTTAAACACGATGCCTCGCTTTTGAAAGAAGCGATCACAAGCGGCTCCCACTACACGAGATAGGTTCTCCACATAAGCCTCCCAATCTTCTCCGTGCGATGTGTCTCGGTGTTGCCACTTGTTGTGTGGAACATAATTGATGGGGCGTTTGCCCTTGCTCATTGAAAGCTATGAAGGAGGTTCTCAAGACGGCACAGGAGGCAATGCTCCTTATCCTCCTCGTCGGGCGATCCATGATTGATGCCATCCGTGTTTCTGGCAACGAGTGCCAGAGCCACATAGCAATCTCCCAAAAGCTCCCACATATCGGGAGCCTTGGAGAATAGCTTGGCGAACTTGATGCTCTCTCCAATTGCAATGGATTGGTCAATGGTGAGGACTAGCTTGTCGTTCTTATCGAGTACCATGTCGCCGTCTGCGTGGAGTGGGAACTCCATTGGTACTCTCACTTCGTCTTGGTCGATTCCTGATGGTATGATGATGTTGCTCATTTTGTTTTGTTGGTTTGTTGTTAGTTAATTCCTAAATCGTATTCCAGTTCATCAATGCGGCACTCTGTGCTTTCGATCTCGTCAAGAATGGAGAGGTATTCTTCATCTTCCTTGTCTCCGATATATGCATCTCGCTTCTTTTCAAGATCACGCAAATCGTCCTTGAGGTTAAGAAGAACTCCGTGGTCTTCCCAGTTTTCTTCCCAGTCTGTCATGATGCTCATAGTCTGTTGTAGTGTTTGAGGATTGGTTTGATTAATTCGTCGGTGATCTCACGGGTCTTGCCAAGCGAGTTAAGTTTCATGATCTGCTCTAGTGTGCGGAGCATTAAATCAAGCTCACCTTGAAGGTGCAAGATTTGTTCGTTAGAATCCATGTTCGATTTTATGTTGGGTGTTTGCGATTTCTTTCTTGGTCTCCCTTAGGGAGATCCTGTTGAGCATCATCGTGCATTCCATAGGTTTGTCACGATAAAAAACAGCAATGTTTTTCTCGGTCTGCTTGCGGCTGTATTCGAGAAGCTGGAAGCTATATACTACAAGCCCCACGAAAAGCGTGATGACTCCAAGGGAGATTACAAAGATTGTCATATTAATCGTTGGAGATTTCGTTTCCAAGGGCTGTGCCTACGATGATCGTGTCCACGCTCGGCCCTTCATTGATCACATTGATGATGATCGGTGATGGATCGTGGATCTCAAACGGAGGAGGAAGGGTTTCCCATGCCATGCAGGATGATAACGGAATTAGGAGGAGGTATTTCATTTAAGTGAGGAGGCAATGGCGTTGTTCATGGATGCCGCACCAGCGAAGATGGAGTCGAGGTGGGCGAAGTGGTGGGGTTCAGCGTAGTTGCTTTCTAGTTCTTTGTCGGCGGCGATAGCGAGATGCAGGATCTCGTTTGCCCTCGACTTGCTGATGCGGATCTCATCCATGCCGTGGCGGTCTGCCATCTTAACTGCGACTTGCAGGAGTGGCTTGATGTTGTCGATTACTGCGTGTGTGTTTTTCATGTTTTGGTTGAGCGGAGGTTGTGCCGCTGAGATCAGTCTTTCAGGTTTTGCAGGATGATCAAGAACTTTTTTCAATTATTTTTCATGTCCTCTAGAGCCTGTGTGGATGCGGCTAAAATGGAAATCCCCTCCCCAGCACATGACAACTGGAGAGGGGACGCAACCACGCACCGAACTAAATTTTAGAATGGGATTTCTTCGTCCCTATCATTGGGGGCATAGCCATTAGACTTTGACTTGTTGTGGGAGTCAACACCCTTTTTGAATGGCTCTTTCACGGACAGGGAAAGGAAGGCATCGCCGTTCTTGGAAGTCTTCTCCCAGATGCTCACCTCGTAATCCTTGCCGTCCACATTAAGTGGGCCGGCGAACTGCGGGGCTTTGGGGTTTGCGTTGTCTTTGCGGAAAGCCGCACCTCGATTTTTGTTGTCGTATTGCATTGTTGTTTGTTGTTAATTCCTTTCGTCGAATCGTAGATATTCAGATCGGAAGGAAAGTGGGATTCTACCAGTAGAGGTGGCACGAGACAAGGCTATATTTAACCACCAATCGTTAGGGTTCTCCTCGTCTCTCTGGATCTTCAAAAACATATCGCAGTCATTCTCGATTCCCCTTGACTCACGAGATGCCCCATCCGCATTAAGTTGTGTGAGAGCGATGATGGGAATACCAAGCTCCTTTGCTAAAATCTTGATCGTGCGTGAACTCTCAGCCACTTGTTGCTCCCGGCTCTCCTTGCGGTTCAGGGGTTCTATAAGTTGAATGTAGTCCACGACAAGCATCTTGATCTTATGCACAGCCGCCATGCGTCGAGCGGCGGCACGGAGTTGAAGAGGGTTGATGCTGGACTCGTCCCTCACATAGATGGGTAGCTTACTCACCTGACTAATGCCCCATCTGATTTTGTCCATGAGTGCTTTGTTCGGGTCTTTGGAAAGCTGACTGATGTCGGCTCCTGAGAATGAAGACACAAGGCGATCAAGCAACTCGCCGCTTCCCATCTCAAGGGAAATGATACCCACAGGGTTGCCAGCATTCGCTGTACGCATAGCCATGTTCAGGGCGAGGCTAGTCTTCCCTCCCTTGGTTGCGGCTCCGATCACAATCACTTGCCCCCCACGAAATCCAGAGGTGATGTCATCGAGTGGTTTAAATCCAGTCGTGATTCCGATCAACTTGCCTCGGTTCTTAACCATCTCCTCGTAAGCGGACAAGCGGTTTAGTGCCACCTCACCAACGGACTCAATGCGTCCTTTGGACTCAGCATCAGCGGCAATTCCAATCAGCACCTTCTGCACGATTTCGGATAGATCTCCTCCCCCTGCTGGATCGTCAGCGGCATGAATGATCTTCTCTGCTCCAGCCTTGGCTAATCGGGCAGTATGCTTCTTGCGTAGGATGTCAAGATACTCACTCCAGTTTGAAGTCACGGCTGGCGAGATAAAACACTCCGTGATGAATGATGGGCCTCCCACATCATCCAATGTCCCACCAACGCTCATGTGGTCTGTGATAGTGACAAGATCGCACTCCTTGCCTTCAGTCCAAAGACTTAGAGCGGCCTCAAAGATCTTCCTGTGGCATGGGTGGTGAAACAGCTTTGGGCTGGCATAATCAGCGGCCTCGTTAAGGATAGCTGAGTTCTGGAGGACGCAGGAAAGGAATGCCTTCTCTGCTGGATCGGATTGTGGTGTTATTTGTTTTGTCATGTTAAATTAAATATTGAATATCTGTGAGTTGGTTTTGCTCCATAATGTAAAGCTCTCCCCTGCCAAGGTCTTTAATATTTTCTTGTCTCTTGAGTTCTGCGGCATAAGCCCATCCAGCACAGCGAAGAGATGGTGATCCGTCTGCTATCATCAACACATACACATCAACCATATTGTTCTTCCACAATGCACATGGTAACCTACCAGTCTTGTATCGTGTAGTCTTAACATCAATCGCAAGCCCCCTGTATTCACAATCGCCCCTATCTGTGGCTTGTCCTACTGGCTTGGCATCAAGGTCTGGATAAATGTTGAGGTGCTTGCATAGAGCGATCTCGCCCATGCATCCGTCAATGTCGATCTGGAATTTGTCCTGATCGCCGAATTGCCTGTCAACTATTCCGTTGGCACGAGAGCAGAGATGACGCTTCTTTCCAACGAAAGCCGCAAGTCTGATTTCGGCTTCATTAAGCGTGATGATCATTTCTTTTTCTTGCGTTTAGACTCTGGTTTTGCGGCCTTTATTGCCCAGTAAAGTTCAACTTGCTTTTGGAATACAAACCATTCTTTTGAAAGGTCTTCTTTCCAGACCACTTCAAAATCCCCCTCATCCTGCTTTCCAATGCGGACGATGGCATGAGACTTTATTTGATTTGTTTTGCATAAACATGATTCTCCCATAGCCTCATATTCTGCAACTGGCTGATTCTCGTTCCACAACGCCGCATAACCAGCACATTGTCTCCAATAGCTTTCGCTGATCTTCTTTGATGTCTTGAAATCAATCAACACATGATGACCATTTTCCCTGTGTGCAATAAGGTCAATCGTCCCTCCATAACGGACGGCGTTATGCACAAGCTGGATCTCCGTAGCGACTTTTTCAAGGTGCTGTTCGTCCCACCAATCGACAAACTTGTTGTAGCAACCCAACGCCTTGTCGATGTCATCCTGCGAGTAATCCTCAAGGTCAGCCACCTGACCATTGAGATAGCACTCAATCAAGAAGTGAGCGATGGTTCCAATGTCAGCGGCCTTGTCCCTTTCCTTTTTGTAGTCCTTGCCTTCCCTGCCAAGGTTCCATGCCCAATGGATTAGGGCGGAAGGATCGTCTCCGATCTTGCATATAGTTGACCCACCGGGAACTTCCGTTCCATCAGCTAGGATGTATTTCTGATGGGGGGCGTTGCGTACTAGTTTTACTTTTTCCATGCCTCATTCATAGGAGGCTTCAATCTCATGGTCAAGAACAAATCTTTCCCAATCTTCATCAGTTGCTCCATCGGCTCCAGTAGCGTTTCCGAGGCCGTTTTGCGTCACAAAGATTTCACAAAGTAAGGCAAGTGCATCAGCCCTATCTGGTGAGTTACCCTTGGTTCGCTTCTTGAGATCCTTCTTCGACTCTAGCAAGGTTCTCTCGTTCTTGAGCGAATAGATCCTAGCACAAAGCTCCCTAGCAGTTTGGTCATCCAATCCACGGAGCCTTCCAGACATCACAATCATCTTAATCTGACCCCATAGTTGCGTGACCCGGTTGGCATAGACTTGCTTTGCTGGTCGAGGATCTTCCGTGGAGATGGCATTGTCAGTAGCCGCACCACCGAAGCTCACCCTGATGAACCCATTCTTCCATCGTTGCTGGATGATGTCGGCAATACCAGCACCACCACCAGTCGCATCTAGGGCGAAGTCTTCTGGTCTCACATTGTGTTTATTCAGAAGTTCAATGGTCTTATCAGCCACCTGATAGAACAATGGATAGTCTGGGCTTTCCTCCAAATGAATCCTCACAACATCGGTGAGGAGCATGGTGAGTTGACCATCCGTTGCCTTTCCCACTTTTGCAAATCGCAGAATACAATCATCTCCGTCCGTGGTGAACGCTGGATCAAGGGCGGCAATGGTCTTCACTCCTCCACCAGTCCAAAGGATTGTCTCACGAGCCTTGCCGTCCTGAATGGTTGCTGAATCAAGGATTGTGTTTCTTGCTCCGCTCTTGCTCCACATACCACGGCAATAGGAGTTCCATTCAAGGCTCCCCTCCCCGAAGTTCTTCTTGATCGTATCCACATTGTCCTGACCAAACAAATACGGATAGATGGTTTTACCAGCTTTAATGTTGGGAGACTTGAGTCCGTCAAACCTCACGCAGATTCCGCTCTTGGTTTCCCAATGCTCGTCATCATCACCAATACTCCCCCACCCCATGCGAGGTTCACAAAACAATCCGTGCGGATCATACATGGAAGATGCGTTGGCAATGGCAATGAAATGATAGAAGTCCGTACCCACTTCCAAGTTTGCCCTAGCTGAATACACGGCTGGGTTGGTCTGGGCCGCTTCGTCAACCATGATCACCATGCGAGGCAAGTGAACGCCCTGTAGCTTTCCTACTGCCTGTTCTACAGCACCAGAATCCACGGCAAGGGCAATGATACTGCTCCTGTCATCTCCCCTCTGGAACTGGATCTTGGTCTGGGAGTCCACCACATTAAGTCCGAAGAGGGGAACGGCAGGACGAACGAACCGCATCATTTCAGACCAGATACGACCCCTGAGTGATGGAACAGTCGTACTTGTGAGTGCCACTCGTGTAGCCATAGGCTTTGCCAAATACTCCACCAGAGACAAGAGCGTGAATGTGAATGTCTTTCCAGCGGCGGCACATCCAGTCACTCCAATTTCATCGTAGCTAGTCCAAGCCCATAGAGCGAGTTCGTTCCAATCATTCCAAGACCTGATCACATCAGGCCACAGCATTGCAATACAATGCTTGATATGCTGGCCTCGTGAGAAACCGCTATAGATAGACGGATCTTTACACGCCACCATCAGCAACTCTATCTCAAGTTGCGTGATGGACGGATACCCGCTTAGATCCAGCCCGTAGGTCTGGAGCTTCAAGGCTTAGAGTCCTCGTAGCTGGGAGCGAATGGAATCAAGCCCAGACTTTGGATTGCCCTTGCTCACGCTCTCCTCATCGGAGGATGATCGTGTAATCCTAGCCTGAACGGAAGCGTCTTCCTTGGCTCGGTTCTTATACTTAGCCAACTCTGCCTCCACCTTCGCCAGCTTCTCAATAGCATCCTTAGCGGCAACGGCAAGGAAAGGAGTAAGTGCCATATCGTTTGAGCTTGCAGTACCCATCATGATGGCTTCTGCGGCTTCACGCCTAGCTCTAACAGCCTTGTCGTGATCCTCGTCACCGATCTCCCTGAACAATTCATTCTTGTTAGCGAGATGTGCCGCAACACGATCAAAGTTCTTCTTGGCACTTTCCATGAACTGCTGGTGGTTCTTCTCCTGCTCTACTTGAAGATCCTGATTAGTCTGACGATAGTTCTCCAAAGCACCTTCCAGATTACCACGCTTGCTGTCAGCATCATTGATAAGATTAAGGAACTGAGCGGCGGCGGCTCCACCACCGAACGATTCGTCAATAAACTCGATACGCTCCTTGCCCTTTATGGCGAGTGCCTTCTCCGCAATAGATTGATCATCACCAATCTCCTTTGCGAATGTGGAAGCCTTGTCTATCGCTTCACTATATGGTTGCTCATATTTCTCCTTGAATTTTGGGGAACGCTCAAAAGCTGTACGCTCAAGCTCTGCCTCCAGCTTCTCCAACTTATCACGATAAGATGTTACTTCCGTGTCCTTCTCCTTGAGGGAAGCCTCATAAGCCTCAGCCTTCTTGCGAAGTTCGGCAATATTGTCCTCCTTGGATTTCTTCTTGGGAGCCTCTACAGGCTCAGGGTCTTTTGTAAGATCAAGATCCGAAAGATCAAAGCTATCGCTTGATGCGGTTTTCTCAGTAGCCCTTTCCTTGGTCTTCTTTTCCTTCTTAGGCTCCTCTGGCGTGGACTCCACTCCGTCAAGATGCTTCAGGAACTCGTCTGATTCCATGCTGGTGATCTCCTCAATGCTCTGAGGGACTTGCTCACCGCTCTCCACCTTGGAATAATCTACACGCTCGATCTTAGGCTTCTGGTTGATCTGGCGGTTCAATACTTGCTCAAACGACTCAGAAGCGGGTTCTGGCGTGGAAGCAATGATGGGGTCTGCTGGCTGTGTTGTTGGTTCGCTCATAAATTAAAATTCTCCTTGATAGGACGGGTTGATCTCTTCGATTTCTTCAGGCACAACTGCGAGTCCATGAAGATCATTAATTATAGATGCCCTGCCAGCATCGAACCCGAATAGAACATGGGCATTATTTGCACTAGCTACTAGGGCATTGGTGCTTCCCAATACTTTTGCGGCGGTGAGTCCATCCACAACGGATAGAGCTTGTTTCATGATAGGAAGATCAAGGATCTTCTTTAGTTCTGCGGCAAGGGCTGTGTCAGCCCTCCAGTCTGTATATGTCATAGTAGATCTTTTTCAGTCGGCATTTCATCATCAGAGAATAGAATTCCTTCTTCCTCCGCTGTTTCAATTTCATTAAGTGCTTTGATAATGGAGTCGCTATTAACAACTACATTGAATCCACTTACAGCTTCAGCGTGTTCTTGGCAAGCCTTAATTGCCTCTTCTGGCGTATCCCCAATCCCGATACAATCACCGATCTCTGGCATCTTAACGCCATCCGTAGGGACGATATAGCCTTGCCCCTCGATCTCGGCATAGTTACGCCACTTAATCCATTGCCTAGCCTCTGGCTTGACGCTTACTGGACACCAGCGTTCATTGGCAAAGTCGGAAGTGATAATCGCCAAGGCTCCGTATTTAGCCCTCCATACAGGCTCCACAAGCTCTCCGTTGGCACCAAGCTCCACAATCTCCCCCACATTCTCAATCATCTCCCAATACAGGGCAGATGGAGGTGCAGGGCAACGAGTCGTAAGGTCTATAAGATAGGGAGTTCCATCATCCGTCACCCGCACTTCCGTGGAGAAGAACTGGGCATACCCGGACTCCTCAAGGAATGGCGTAAGGCAGTCGTTAACATACTTTACTGGCTCCGCAACTTTGTCATAGTCCCTCACGCATCCCAAATAGCCTTTGTCCTTCACCTCCACACCGACGAGGCAAGTGGATGGGAATTTCCCACCAACGGAGTAGCCGTCATATC